ATGTAAAAACTGGTAAAGGTGGTGTTGGTATTACTTTTGTTGATGACACCAACGTGGCTGTCAGTTCTCACAGTTCTTTGATAATAGACGAGTTTATCTATGACCCTAATTCTAAAACAGGGTCAAAGTTGGTTATGAATATCGCATTAGGAACAGTTCGGTATGCGAGTGGTAACATTGCGAAACTGAGTAGACAGAACGTGGATATTCGTACACCTACTGCAAGAATAGGTGTACGTGGTACAGCGTTTAGTATGACAGTTGATGAAACTGGAAAGTCTTTGATTATTTTACTACCCAATAAAGATGGAACAGTAGGTGAAATATCAGTGGAAACAGATGCAGGTCAAATTATAATGAACCAAGCATTCCAATCAACAGTAGTTGGTACGGGTGAAAGTATTCCATCCAAGACAGTAATACTGGATTTGACTTTAGATCAGATTAATAACCTGTTGATAATAAAGCCACCAAAGAGAAAAATTATATCAATAATTAAGAATTCAAAGAAAAGCAAGAACTTGCTTGACATTGATTATCTTGAATTTGTCGATTTAGATAAGGATGAATTAGAAGAAGATTTGTTTGAGTTTAACGAATTGGATATTAACGATTTGAATGTAGAACTACTAGGCAACATCCTAGATCAGATTGCGCTCTCCCTAGCACAATCAGAGTTGATTGATGGGAGAACAAGTGGGTTCAACAAGTCAACACAAGTTAATACATTGATAGACGGAAACACTACACGAATTATACGAAGGGTAGGAAATAGTACAATAGATTTAGACTTGATAAACGATTATGGATACACAATTAATTTATCACAAGGTGGAATACCTGTGCCGGAGATAACAACAAGAGATGAAAACGCTTCTAATATTATTACTATCTATCAGTCTGAGTAACATAGCTCTCGCTGGTAACAGCGTGTTCATTGAACAGATAGGTACGAGTACAGACACAACTATAGACATAGACATCGATGGCAACAACAATGCTGTCAATCTTACTATGGAAGGCACCAACAATGAGTTGGATATTACGCAAGAGGGAAACAACAATACAATCAGCTGGGTTTCCTATTGGGGTTCTGGTCGTGCTTGGGGTGGTGATTTGGATGGTAATAATAACAACATAAAAATTGAACAACACAATACCACTGGTTCAGATGCTAACAAAATAGGATTTCATATACAAAGTAGTGGCAATACCGTTCATGTAGGTCAGGGGTGTTCATTTGACAACAGTTCAGACACAAGTTGTGAAAGTAGTTCAACTGTCGAATATGGTGGGCATACTACCAATTTAGACTTACATTCTGGCGGCAATAATGTCAAGATAAGTCAGGAGACAGGCACAGGAAATGCAGACCACTATGTTCAACTTTACACATACGGTGGTGAGAATAACAACACGTTTATTAAACAGAAGGGTAATGGAAATAAAACCCTAAATATGACTATAAGAACTGATGGTGGTTCACAGGATATTTTACAGAAGGATGACGGCGCACACACTGCTACTATAGATTTGACAGGAACATATCACACAAATATGTCTCTAATACAACGAGGAAGCACAAATCAATCATATTCATTGACTCAGAATTGTCAGACAAGCGGAGGGTGTAGTGTGAATATTACGCAAGGAAATTAATTAAAAAATCTATTGACAACTGATATATAACATATTATAATATAATATATAAGATAAAGGTAATAAATAATGGATATGCTCACACACACTTTACTTGCCATCACGGCCATGGCCGGTTGTTGGTTTTGGGGTCGTCACTTGTCATCAAATTCAGTCATAGAACATTTGTTGGTTACGTTAGAACGTGACGGGTATATTAAAGTCAAAACTGACAAAGATGGCGATAAATGTTTAGTAAAATTAGATGATTTACAATAAAAATCAATAATCTAAAAACTATTGACATTGCTCATATTATATCGTATAATAGTTTTATAATAATAAAAAAGGCACAATAATGAAAGTTGAAGTTCGTAATAATAATATTGATGCAGCACTTCGAATTTTGAAGAAGAAGTTGCAAATGGATGGTTACTATGCAGAAATGAGAGAACGTGAACATTTTAGGTCAAAGGGTGAAAAAAGAAGGTTAGCTAAAGCTGCTGGTCGTCGTCGTCATTTAAAATTGTTAGAGAGTAGAAAAATTGAGTTCGGATATTGAAGATAAAACTAGAACGAGTAGTATTGAATTAAAAACTCATGAGATAGCTACAAAAACTGTCACACCAACTAGTGGTTTAAGTTGGTATTTAAAATGGTTTTCTAGTGTTATAATTATAATTGGTATACTTTTAACCTCCAATAATTTGTATCCTTGGAATATGATGTTTCATGCAGTCGGCCTTCTTGGTTGGTTGGTTGTTGCAATTCTTTGGAATGATCGTGCATTGTTAGTTGTTAATTCTGTTGGACTTGCATTACTTGCAAATGGTTTGTTAAATTCTTACATAAGCGGTGGTTTTAATAATGGTTAAGAAGATTCGTAAAAAACGTAAACCTATGACAGAAGACCAACGGCAGGCAGCTGCCGAACGTCTCAAGAAAGCACGAGCAAGTCGTGCTGAAAAAAACCCCAATTATGGAAAATCTGGTATTCACTCTTCTCTACATAATCTAGATGAAGATGATGATTTTCATCCTGATAAGATTAAGGAATGGATTAAAATACAAAAAGATATTGTGTCATCAGAAAAAAAGAATGAAAGAAATAATGTAAAAGGTGCTATTGCACGCAGAATTAGTCACGAAAATTATATTAAAATTATGCAAATATATTTGAGGGACGGTGTATGGATTGGTTTGTTTTATGGAGAAAATCAAGAGAGTAAATTACAACCCACATGTTCAAAATTGGCATATCATCATGATGGACCATATAAAGGTATGGTTAAAAGAAATGTTGGAGTGTGGTATTCTGATATTAACTGTGCTTATACAAAAGAAATGTTTGAGTTTGATAGGAGTGGGTAAATGACTACACATGAAACAAATAATGTAATCAATGGGCCATGGAAAGCAATGTCCAAAAGAAAGGTCATTCTTCCTCTAAGTGACGAAGTTATTGAAGTTCAAGAAAATACTGTGTTCTGTGATAATCTCACAGAAGGGCTGATGGTTCAAATGATATATTCTATGGATGAGAATGGATTTGAGATTCAGGGTGAGGAATTTTTAAGAGACATTGGTTTCATTATTGAATCTGTCAGAAGTTGTTTATATAGAGAAATGAAATTAGAACATCCTTTATCAGAATTAATAAAATCTCTTACAATGGAGATAGATGATGATGAAGAAGAAATGAATACACCTAAATTTGGTTTAGATGAAGAAAAAATACATGAAGTGAAAGTCAAATTTGGAAATGATGATAATGAAAAAGAAGAAACAGAAACAGACGAATAAGTTTCATGAAGTTTTTAGCCCAACAATTTTAGAAACACAAGTACCAAATAGATTTGTAGATATTATAAATGCAACTGGTGATGATGTTTTGTCCAGTGAACAAAAAAGTGCTAAATGGGATTGGTCGCATAAACTTGTTGGTAAAGTAAGCAAAGAAATTCAAATTCCAGTAGACAATGCTGATGATCGTGCATTTTTATTCAAGACAATGAAACAGGGTTGTTTGAATTATATTAACTATATTATCTCTAAGAATAGAGCTTATGGTTGGTATAAACTTGCAGGCAGAGACGGTAAACCAACAATTGATAATATCCATTTAACACATAGTTGGATTGTTAGTCAGTATGCTGGTGAGTATAATCCGTATCACCATCACACAGGAGATTTTTCTGCTGTGGTGTATCTTAAAATTCCCCCAAATATGGAAGAGGAATTGAATGTTGAATTTACAGACCATTATCCAACCAATGGATTGATTGAATTTATGTATGGTGAAAACTGTGATATGAGAAGCGATACTATTAAATTCAAACCAGAGGTAGGAACAATGTTAGTGTTCCCGTCATATTTGAAACATTTTGTATATCCTTTTTATAGTGAAGGTGAGAGAAGGAGCATGAGCTTTAACGCTCACTTTAAAGTATGAATTTTGTTTAATTAAATAAACTCAAAAACTATTGACATTATGCTTTGTGCATTGTATAATAAATGTATAAATAAGAATTGATTATGAGGACAGGACAATTATATTAGTTGATATGAACCAAATTGGGGTTGCAAGTGTGATGATGCACTTGAACATAACAAAATCGCATACAGTTGAAGAAGATATGGTTCGCCATATGATTTTAAATTCTCTTCGTATGTATCGTGAACGTTTCTTTGATGAATTTGGTGAGTTGGTTATTTGTTATGATTCCAAACACTATTGGAGACGAGAGTATTATCCAGAATATAAAGCCAGTCGAAAAAAGACTAGAGAAACTTCTGGGCATGATTGGAATAATATTTTTGGATGTCTCAATAGCATCAAAGAAGAACTTACAGAAAGTTTTCCATATAAAGTGATTGAAGTTTATGGTGCAGAGGCAGATGATATTATTGCTTCTTTGTGTATGGAACATGCATCTTCTTGTCCCAACATACTAATTTTATCTGGCGATAAGGATTTTGTTCAATTACATAAGTATAAGGAAGTTAAACAATATAGTCCTGTCACAAAGAAATTTATTAATGGACCTGACCCTATTGAATATCTTTATGAACATATTCTTAAAGGTGATGTGAGTGATGGTGTGCCAAATGTTTTATCACCAGACAATACTTTTGTGGATGGATTACGCCAACGTCCTTTAAGTAAAAAAAAGATTTCAAGTTGGGCTGGTCCAATGTGTGAACAATTGTTGCCCAATGAGGAATTAAAAAGAAATTACCAGAGAAATAAAAAACTTATTGATTTGACAGAATGTCCCAGAAATTTGTATGATGAGTGCGTACAAGCATATTCAGAAACACCAGAAGGGGATCGTAGCAAACTACTAAATTATTTTATAGACAAAAAATTATCCATTTTGATGGATAATATAGGAGATTTTTGAAATGCCATATACACCACTAATGTCTGAAGTTTTGGACAATGTTGCGAAAGCGAAAACTAAAAATGAGAAAGTTGAATTATTGAGGAAACATAATTCAGATGCATTGAGGATGGTTATTAAATCTTCATATGACCCAAATATTCAATGGGATTTGCCTGAAGGTAATGTACCATATACACCAAATGATGCTCCAGAGGGAACGGAACACAACATGCTTGTTCATGAAGCAAGGACGTTGTTTCATTATGTTAAAGGTGGCAATCCCCAACTAACACCAAATCGTAAAGAAAATATGTTTATTCAAATGTTGGAAGGGTTACATCAAAGTGAAGCAGAAATTGTAGTTGCTGCAAAAGATAAATCACTTCATCGAAAATATAAAGGTT